AATCCACGTCCTAATCCTCTTAAACCAATACCTGCAGGGACTCCAAATAGTGATATTGCAATTAGACCAGGAATTGCTGCTACCATTGCAACCATACCGATTGCCGTTGGTATTAAGTTAAGTGCTCCGAAAAGAACTTGTGGAGTACCCATTGCCTTTAATCCACGTCCTAATCCTCTTAAACCAATACCTGCAGCAGAACCACCTAAAGCAACTGCGGCTAATCCAATAGCTCCAAGAGTCATTGCCGCAAATCCTAAAGCAGTTGGTATTAAGTTAAGTGCACCAAATAAAACTTGTGGAGTACCCATTGCCTTTAATCCACCGGCTAAATCTTTAAGTTTAGCTCCCATTGCTGGTCCTTTTGGTGCATCTGGAACTTTAATACTATCGGTCATTTTATCTTTTACTAAATCTTTACCCTTATCTGCAATTGCATCTTTTCCTTTTGCTGCAATAGAACCAGCTCCATACTTACCAACTACACCAGCACCAATACCCATTGCACCACCGATTTTAATAGCAGCAGCTTTGGCTAAGTGAATAGGATACATTATTAAATGTTTTAATCCACGGCCTAATCCCCTTACCATACCACCAATAGAAGTTCCCATTGATTGTAAGCCCATATTCATCTGACCGGTTGCAATTACCATGGAACCAAATCCTTTAAGACTAGAACCAAGAGGTCCAGTTGCAAAAGCGGTAAGTGATTCTTTCATAGAATCAAATGTAGATAGTTGCATGGTACCATCATCATTTAACTTATCCATATTGGATGCCATTTTTTGAAGTTCATCAGTAGATAATCCCAATGCAGCGGCTGCTGCTCTTTTTTGGAAAATATCCATTCTGTTAAATGCTTCAATACCACCCATTTGATTCAGTGCTTCTTTTACCGATGCACCTATCTTTCCTTCATATGCTAATTGTCTTGCTTTGTTAAGGTTAATATTTCTACCTAACATTGCACCCAATTCTAATTCTTTTGTAATTGATGATTCAAAATCTAAAAGGTTATCAGTTACATTTGTTAGGGTACCCATGTTTACCCCAAGTTTAGCTGCAGCTACTGCAGCTTCTCCTATATTCTGTCCTCCTTGTGCACCATATTCAGCAAATGCTTTTGCTGAACTAGCTACATCAGCCATAATCGCAGATGGCATTAATCCATTTGCTTTTGCCAATTGTTTGGTAGATTCGGCAAGATTTTGTGCGGTTTCAATAGAACCACCATTTAATCTTGCAAAGTTACCAGTAAGTTGTGCCGCTTGTTCACCACTAATACCCATATTAGTAGCCATTAGGGAAGTGTTTAACTTAGTCTGAAAAGAAAGTTGTTCTATTCCACCAAATTCACTTTGTAATCCCTTAGCACTCTCTAATGCATTCGGAAAAATAGTTCCTAATAAAGTAACTTGTGAGGTTGCACCAGTCAACCCACCTACAAAACCACCCATTTCACGAGTAGTTTTACCAAGTGCTTCCGTAATATATCCAGCTCCTACTATCAATGAACCAACTACACCACCAACGGTTTTAGTTAGTACTGATGCAGTATCAAGTACACCACCGATTGCATCTTTAATTGATTTATAAGCAGATATTTGTTTTTCTAATTGTTCTTGCTCACCTTCAGTTAACGCAGATATATTTTTAGCAGTTTCAAATTTATTTTTTTCTATATCTAATAGATACTTAGCATCTTTACCAAGATTTTTCATAGAACCCATTTGAGATTCTATCTGTCTGATAATTTCTGCCCTTGATATTACATCTTCTGCTGATAATCCTAATAATTCTTGATTTAACGAAGCTATACTTGATAATTTAGCCTCAGTAGCAGGGTACATATCTAATCCATTTTTGGAATACTCTAATCGTTTTCTTTCAGAATCAACAAATGATGCTTGAATACCAGTCAATCCCTTTAAAGATTGTTCTTGCTGCATTAAATCAGAAATCTGCTCTTTACTTATTGTACGAGAATTTTGGATTTGTTCGTTTATTTCTCTTAATAATCTTACTTTTTCTTTATAGGCAGAATTTGATTTTTTAATTTCATCAGTAAGTGCACCCGTTCGTTTGACTTCATCATCAAGTATCTTTTTGGCATCATTTTTTATCGCGTTAGCATCACGCAATAGTTTATTTATTTCTGCTTGAGAGAGTGCCATTTATATAATCCTATTCTAAATCTTTTAACATTTTTTCTAATTCTTTAGCAGCTTTATCTAATTGTTCCATTTTTTTAACAATAGGAACTGGTATATCTTTTCTACTCTTAGCTTTTTGTAATGCTGCATTAGTTGCATTTGATTTTAATCCATCAAAGAATGCATCGGAAAACTTTTTGGCAGAACCAAATAATCCTTCATTTATCTTTTCTTTTGACATAGGGAATTTCTCCTTTATAGTTTTATACTACTATAAATATAGGGTAAAAAAAAGTGAGGAAATTACTTCCTCACTCTTACACCAGGTCCAGAAGACTTTGATGATTTACTTTGTTTATCGTATTCTGACTTTTCTTGTTTCTTTGCATCTAAAAGTTTCTTAAAATAAAACTTTCTCCAATGGATTGGCATTGTATAAACTTCAGACCACGTGAAACCATTTCCATAATTAACCATTTCCCATATCTGAGAATGGAGTTGAATACTATAATCACTCGGCAGGGTAAAAAAACCCTACCCCAAATGGGATATCAAGTGCCTCCGTTTCACCAGTTATTTCTGAAGTGAATTCGTATTTTAAATCCAAATCAGGTGAAATTTGTTTCACGTGGTTTCTAATTGCTTTACTATCCCTTGCAAGTAAATTATTTTGTACCCATTTGTTGATAAATCCTCTTTCGGTATTACCATCAACTTCATGTATCATATATCTTAAACGAGTTGATACATCTTGAGAAACAACATCTTTACCTTTGGCCAAACGATTCATAGCTTGAATATCAGCATTAATGTTCATCTCATCTTTATGAGTAAGTAATTTTATTTTAATTTTTTTCTTTGAAATGGGTAAATCTAACTCATATAAATTAGCAGAGTTAAGAATAGAGGTATCTATTTCTTTTATTTGAATTTTAGATAAATCTATTGTTACCTTTTGAGGTTCCAATGTAAAGGGGTCTGTTACCTCTACTTGATAATCAGCACCATATCCCAAAACACGAGTTGCAAGTAAGATTGCGTTTTTATCACCAATGAAAATATCACCAATATCTAATCCAGGTTCTACAACCACAGATTCGAATAACTTATCAAGTACCACACCTTTTCTTATCAAATTTTGAGATGCAAGTATATCTTCTTCTTTTGCAGTCATATATTTGATTTCAATTGTACCCTTTGATAATGGATGTCCTTCTGGATAAACTTTACCTTGTGATGGAAGTTCAATCACTTCGGTAGGAAAATCGTAATTTGCCATAAACTTTTATTTAATTTGTTTGTATATAAATATATAATTTTAAAAAAGTTGAAAAAAAAAGGATTCTCACAAAGAGAACCCTTTTAAAAATATTTAGTATTGAGGAGTATTAGTATTCTAAAACTGCGTAATCGTACGATAACGTCAAAGTGATATCTGCAACATCATTGGATGACCAGTCTAACGAACCGAAGTTTGCTGATTGGATGAATGCTCCTTTGATTTGCCAATTTTCAATTTTATCACCAACTGGTCCTAACATATAGATATCTATATTTTTTTTGTAAAAATCTGCATATCCATCTCTACCAGTTAAAGATTCATGTGAGGTTCTAATCCACTCCATTACTTGTTGTGCTCCACTTGGAACAATTGGGTCAAATAATGTAATTTCAATATCCTGCCACTCACCTTTACCTTTTAATTGTCTTTTAACATTAATGTGGTCAAGTGTTATCTTTTCGAACGTAATTGAAGGTCTGTTTGCAGCCTTAATAAGATAAGATTGGATTCCATCAATTTCCATGATGTATCTGTTCTTCATCTTCGGTTCGAAGTTCGTGTAGAACATATCGTTAAATTCTAATACTTCTGCCATTTTGTTTATTCTCCTATTATACTAATAAATATAGTTTTTTTTTATTTTTAATTATGCCGTAAAACTAGCACCAGTTGGTAGAATATTGAAATCAATTACAATGAATTCAGCCGTCTTAGTAGGTTGTAAGTAAATAGCCCCTGCCAAGATGTTTCTATCGATTATATCGGGTGTGTTGTTAGATTCATCCATTACTACTCTAAAAGAGTATAATCCTTGTCTTTGTTGTATTCCTTCTAAATAAGGATTTACTGTGTTTAAGAATTTAGAACGAGTAGTTGATGTGTTTTGTTCGAATACCAAGTATCTTGATGTAGATGCGATATACTTTTTAACTTTAATCAACAATCTTCTTACGTTAATTCTATCTAAAGCAGATGCTCTATCTTGTAAGGTTTTTTGTCCGAATGCAACAATACCTTCTCCAGGAAATTGTGCGATTGGATTAATTTTTCCTTCATATAAAGTATCTCTTTCAGCGTGTGTTAATCTGTTTAGAACAGAAACTGCTCCTACAATACCACCTCTGTTTAAACCGGCAGGTGCGAACCATTCAGCTGCAACTGCATCGTTTGATGCGTATATTCCTGGCATCAATACTGATGGTGGAACGGTTATAAGTTTGTTTGTTCTTGAATCAATTGTTTTAACCCATGGGTAGTAAGTACCAACATAGTTAGAATCTACTGCAGAACCTTGTTCTACTGCTAAACTGATTGAATCGTTATAATCGGTTACATCACCAATGAAGAATGCATCTTCTCTAGCTTCTACCATATCAATTACTTTATCAAATACATAAGAGTGTAATCTTCTTACAATACCAGGTACAGATACTAAGTTAATATCAAAATCATCTGGATTAGATACTGAAGCAATTGCTCTTACGTACGCAACTGAACCACTAGCGGTTGAAGTTGATAAATCAAATCCTTGTGAGTTTCCAGCTCCCCAACCCAAATCACCAGCTTTAGCCGATGCGATTGTTGGAGATATACCATCAAATCCACCTTGGAATCCTATTGTGAATTGTCTTCGGTTTACATCAACAGAATCAGAACCAGTTAACTCATAAGATAGTTGAGAATCCAATGCAAATGTAACGTTAGAACCCACACCAGCCTCATTAGGAATTGGTTTAAGGTAATTTTCGTTATCAATTTTAACTACCGATGTTT